CTATTTGGTTGTCAGAATGGAATTAAATTAAACTAAAATAAATAAAATAATATGAAAGTAGAAAAAGCAACATTAGAGTTTGGTGGTAAACCAACACAGCAATTAGATGAGAACGCAGTATATCTTATTGACTTCACAAAGATTGAATCAGTAAATGATTTGGTCTTAATCCTCGCATCAGTCGGGTTTAGTTTCTCACCACGTCATCCTCACTTCAATAACATTAAACAATTCTTAGCATTGGATAATCCTATTCCAACTAATCAACCGATACTTCCGAAGAAAGAAGAAATGAAATTACCAAAATTGAAGCAAGTAAAATAATGGAAACAGCAACAACAACGATGCCAGATTTTATAACTAAATATCTTCCATATACTGAAGGGGAATATATTGAACTAAAATCTATTATGAAAGATATAACTAACCACATCCCAAATGATAGGATGGGTTGGATATGGGGTAACCACAATAAGATATTAAGTACAACAGAACCTCAACCTTGCTCTTGTGGTAGTGCTGCAGCACATTGGATTAGAGCAGCAGAAACAATTCGTAATTTTATTATAAAAGTAGAATCCCAATCATAAATGAAAAATGATATAACGAGTAGTATAGCCGAAGAATGTGAGAAACGATTAGATACTCTTTATAGAGAGTCGCACACTTGGTTATTGCAAGTAAGTTATAACATATGTAAGAATAAAGAAGAGAGCGAAGATTTATGCATGGAATTATATGAGTATCTGATTAAGAAACAAAACCCAAAGATATTCTATCTAAAATCTTATAATCTTATGTATTGTATGGCGTTTTTGAAACATAGATGGATAAACAAAACAAAGAAGCTAAATAGGATTACCTATGTTAGTGAGTTCCAAACAAATGAGCCTGATGAAGTTTATGATGTAGATAGAGATATAGCTATAATGCAGGCACATGAAGAAGTACAAAGTGAAATAAAGAGATTAAAGAATACAAAAGGATTCGCACCTGCAATGTTGTATGAAATGTATTGGGGTTCAGAAGATACTCTACAAGAATTAGCAGATAAGATAGGGATTTCAAAATCGACTTGTTTTATACACATCAAAAAGATAAGACAACATTTAAAAAAAGTTATAGATAATCCATTCAATGTTCAATAAAAAGAAATTCAATAGAAAAGAAGGAGAGAGTAGAGAATGTAATAGATGTGGTGTAACATTCCATACAATGAAACCAAGATGGACATGCTCTCCATGTGTTAACAAACAACATAGAATAGAAAGGAACATCGAATTAGGTAATGGTCCAACTGATGCATATGCTGAAAAGATGGGTAGAAAACCTGACTTGGAACGAAAAGTTTTTGATGATAGGAGAAGAGAGTGGAATAGAAAGAGTAGTTGGTTACAAAGAAATGTAAAAGATAGAACGGAATGGCAAGCATTCTTTAAAAGTGAGTTCGAAAGAATAAGAAACGATGAACCACTTTGGAGAAGTCTGACTAGAGAAACATTAGGTATGACAAAACCTAAATCTACTGAAGAAAATAAATTACCGGTAGGAAGGCCATCTGAAACGCATAATCATCCAATGACATGGGAAGATTTCGAAGCAGGTGGTTGGAACTTACCAGAAGATGATTAGAAATGATACCAATAGAAATACCATATAGTGAAGTAAAAGGAAAACGTATCGAGTTTGAATTCAATAATCACTTATTAATGGCTTGGTTGTTTATAGTATATGATGATGATGTGATTAAGATATGGGAGTTTCAATTTGAAGAAGTGGAATGAAAAGAAAACCAAAAATAGATGAAGTATGGATATTATTAATAATATATTTCGCAATGCTATTCCTTTTGACATTTGGAATCAACTACAAACCATAATACAGGTGTTAATATATATGTATATACATTTAAATAATAGAATATAATATGGGATTCGCAAAAGGACATAAGTTAGCAACCGGCAGGCCAAAGGGAGCAATCAATCGTTCTACGGAGATGATGAAGTTAACAATTGCAAGAGCAGTTGATAATACACTCAATACACTATCAGCAGATTTAGAAAAGATTCGTAAAGAAGACCCCGAAAGAGCAATAGAACTGGCACTTAAACTAATGGAGTTTACGCTTCCTAAGTTAAGTAGAACGGAACTTAAAGGAGAGATAGAGCAAAGGATACAATCTATATCAGTAAACATAACAAAGAGTGGAAGTTCAAATTAATACAACAATCACTTTTGAAAACCTACTTGAATCAAAGAGTAGAGTCACTCAACACATCGGAGGAACGAGAAGTGGTAAGACATACGCTATTCTTCAATTCCTTATCGTACAAGCGCTTCAAACGCAACAGGCGATAACAATAGTAAGGAGAACAATACCATCGCTTAAACGAACAGTAATAAAGGATTTTACGGATATACTAAAAGGCATTGGAATATTCTCTGAAGATAACTTTAACATATCAGATAGAACATACCGATTAGGTGAGAGTACAATTCAGTTTATTAATTCAGATGACCCCGAGAAGTTAAGAGGTCTTAAATCAGATATCCTATTCGTAGATGAAGCATCGGAGTTAGATGAGGAAAGTTATTTTCAGCTAAGAATCCGTACATCAGGTAAGATAATACTTGCATACAACCCTACTATATCACCACAGCATTGGTTAAGAACAATGGTAGACTGTGATAGATTCGTTACAACATATAAGGATAATACTTACTTGCCTACTGATATGATAAAGGCAATTGAGGAATTAGAAATAAAGAACCCTAAATATTGGAAGATATATGGACAGGGTGAGTTTGCAGCAAATGATAAAGCCATATTTGAATTTGAGTTAGTTAATGGTATCAATGGTGAGTTTATGGCATTTGGTATTGACTTTGGATTTAGTCAAGACCCAACTGCCTTAGTTGCAATATACAAAAATGATAATGAACTATATTTGGAAGAACTACTTTATGAAAAGGGTCTTGTCACATCGGATATAGTTGATAAGTTAAGAAGATTACAAATAGATAAGTCACATGAGATATTCTGCGATAGTGCGGACCCGAGGCTTATCGAGGAGATATACCGAAGTGGATTTAATTCTAAACCTGTTGTTAAAGGTCCTGATAGTATACGATTCGGTATCGGAGTAATGAAGAACTATAAGATTAAGGTATTAAGGACTTCTCAGAATCTAATCAATGAGATGTATGCCTATCAATACATAACTGACAAATATGGTTATGTTACTGACAAACCTGAAGGTGGATTAGACCACGCAATAGATGCGGCAAGATATGCATGTATGATGAAGTTATCGGTTAAAGCACAAAGTAAAGGAAGATATCAAATATCAATAAGATAATATGCAGAGTTGGAATGAAGAAGAAATAAAAGAACTAATTCTATTTGCTCAATCAATGAGACAAGAGAATGAGGATTTAAAAGCCAAACTAATTGCTATGGATGCAATGTTAAAAAACGAAATGGCTAAAGTAAAACAATTTAAACAAATACTAAATAAGTACACCGCATGAAAAAGCAATTAACATTAGAGATACCTACAAGTTGGGAAGATATATCTCTTAAACAATATCTAACCTTACAATCAGATTTAGAAGCATACAAAGATGATGAAGAAGCACAAACTGCATTAACCTTACATCACCTATGCGGACTAGAAGTAGAGTATGTAAGAAAGTTATCAGCTGAATCATATAACTTAGTAAAGAGTAAACTGAATCAGTTCCAATCACCTGAAGGTATAGAGTTGACAACATTCGTTACAATAGATGATGTTGAATATGGATTCGAACCTAACCTTTCTAAAATGAGTTATGGTGCTTATGCTGACATTACTAATTATGATACTATACAAATAGATAAGAATTGGGGAAAGATAATGAGTATCCTATATAGGAAAGTAGAGAAGAAGCAATTTGGTAAATACTCAATCGTACCTTATGATGGAGAGATAGATGATGAGAAGTGGCTGAATGTAAATATGGCGGTACATTGGGGCTGCCTGTTTTTTTTTGTTCGTTTGCAAATGGATTGTCTGAAAGGTATACTGAACTCTTTGAAGAAGGAGGAGTTACCTCACAACATCAGGCAAATTTTGGAAAGAAGTGGAGAGCTTATGCAACAATCGTTGAGTTGGCCGATGGCAAACTTAAAGAAATAGATGAGGTTGTAAAAGAGCCATTAGAGAAATGTTTACTATATCTTGCATATAAAGCAGATAAAGTTCAATTAGAATCGATGATGCATAAGGAAGCTATGAAATCAATTGGAACTAAATAACATCTACCATTTTTAATCTATCAGTTGTTAAATACATAAACACTATACTATGCCGTGGTCAAATAGTCGAAATGGAGCATTACGATACTCCGTAAACAGGGAGAACAATTCAGGTTATTATATAGGACCTACTAGGGGATTATCATCTCCTAAAAACTCACGTAGAGCTTGCTTATGTTTGCATGAAGATACTTACGATGTTAAGTGTTGTAATGGTGCTTTAATGAATCAGGGTATTGGAGTAATACAAGGTACACCATTAGGAGCATTCTCTGAAGGATACTCTGATGGATTCAACGTTGATTCTCCATTATAAGTTAAATAATATACAATATGCCTTTAAATAAACCCGAATTATTAGCCTTAAATCAGGAGAACTTTCCTGATAATACACAACAGTTAATTACACCTGAACTATTAAGAGAATTTAATGGTCAAATGATTGGTTCAATGGAACTAACTCAAAGTATGGATAATTACGCCAATTTGGCAACGGCTAATATTTTCTATGGTGGTAATCAAAGTATAGCAAAAGAATACAAATTATTTACAAATGGTGTATATTGGAATAACAATACAGCAGGGTATAATAATTTAGAAATAATAAACTCCATTACAGGCAATATAGATATTGCAGCATTAGGTGGTGGAGTACGAATAGTAAGTTCATCTCTAAA